AGCAAATCTGGGCAACTTGGAGAACCGTCCTCAAGTTACTGCAAACCAGTACAATGCAAAAGAAGTTACTCTGAATGCATATCGTCTGGTTTCAAGCACATTTATGGATAATGACGTTGACGAGCAAGTTCTTGTTAACCTCATGCCTATGCTTGTGGAAGGTGTTGCACGTGCACACGGTCGAGCTGTTGAAGATGCAATTCTCAATGGTGCTGGTTCAGTAACTGGCCTTGACGGTGTAGCTGCTGCTGGCGCTAGCCTCGATATTTCTGATATCGCAGCCGGTGTTGCCAACGCAGAACTTTCTGCAGACAAGCTGCTTGTAGCTCGTGGTCTGATGGGCAAGTACGGCATCAATCCTTCTGAAATGGCATACATTGTCAGCCAAGAGTGCTACTACTCTCTCCTCGAAGATCCTAAGTTCCAAACTTTGGATGAGGTTGGCAACGATCTTGCTACTCGTGTTGTCGGCACTCTCGGTGCGGTATTCGGCACTCCCGTTATCGTATCTGAAGAAATGCCTGCTAAGGCCGCTGGCGTTCCTGCTGCCTTTGCAGTTAACACTCGTAACTATGTAATTCCTCGCCTCCGCGGTGTAACCGTTGAGCAGGACTACGAAGTTATGAATCAACGTCGTGTAATCGTCGCGTCTCAGGCACTTGGTTTCCAAGAGCTCTTCGCAGGCGCAACGGGTGCAGAGCCCGCAATCAAGCTCGATTACGTAGCGTAATAGCTCGTTATAAACTGGGGAGGTTCGCCTCCCCAAGTTTTTTACTAATACACTTATGGCTAATCTAATTACTTTACAGCAATTTAAAGACGCGGAGCAAATTCAAAATCCGCGGGATGACTTTAAGCTTCAGCGTATTATTGATTCTGTGAGTGAATTAGTAAAAAACTACTGCGGAAATTCTTTGGTAGATTACTACTCCACTAATAAAGTAGAAGAGTTTAATATTGACTGGAATACTCATATTGTACAGTTGACAGAAAGTCCTGTAAATACGATTGTTTCTGTAGAGAAAAGAGACTCTGTTACGGAAAGTTACACCACCGTGGCAACTACAGACTATTATCTTGATACATCGACGGATAGTGTACTGTACGTAACAGGGTCCACTTATAGAAACTGGCCGAAAGGGGCTGGTGCAGTAAAAGTCACATATACTGCTGGGTATGCGTCAACTCCTGCAGACCTTCAAATCGCAGTAATTGACTTAATTAATTATTACTTTAAAGACGAGCATAAAGGTAGAAAAACTCTCTCTGGAGCAACTATGGAAAATGCTCCTTCTGGAGAAGGCAAAGGATTCCCAGATCACATTAAAAGAGTCCTGGATATGTATAAAAACTTCTAATGCCTACAATGACATTTGATCAAATCTTGCAAAAGATGATCGCTGAAAAAACATATGTCAGTGCAAAAACATGGCGAAGAGCAATAGATAAGAACAAAGAGATTAGACAGAAGTTATTGCTGCAAAAAGAATATATAGAGAGATTCGGAGAGTTTTCACGAGCAGCAAGAGACGCGGCTCGTGAAGGTGATTATAGGTTTCAGTTCGAAGATAAAACATTTACTACTTCTTCAGCAATACGAACAGCAGCAGCAGTAGATGGTAGAAGAGACCAGCGTTTTGGAATGGCAAATTTTCGTCAGCAAAATTATATGATGAAAAAACTTTTTCCGGAACTTACAGAAGGCCAAGAGTTAGGCCATAAAAATATTTCTATTCTTCGTGCGTCTCTGGCAATGGTCATAGATAATATAGAAACAGATGACCCTAGAAGAGATTCTTTAGTAAAACTATTTGCAGTAGTTAAAACAATAGATGGCTTAACCGAAACAGATGAGATAAGTTTAGATGAGGTATTAGATCGATTAGAGTCAATGGCTGAAGATGGTTTTACTGTAAAAGGCGCAATACGATCGGATATTAATATTCTCAAAGGACAAAAGCAGGGCGGCAGACTAGCAAATATAACTTTTGAATATGAAAATAAAGAATTTAACCAAGCTACGGGGTCTTTAGCATCATTAGCTGGAGAAATTTTTAAAGATATAATCGAAGAGGTAGAAGTATCTAATGCCGAGTTCTGGAACGCAGTAGATGTTTTAGAAATAAGTGGATCGCCCACAGTAGGAGATCGAATAGGAGACCAGTATTTTAATCTAATAGACCCGGAACGAAAAGTAAAGACAAGTTCTATGTCTAAAACTTCTCGTAAAAAAGACAAAGGGGCAAAACTAAAGGTAAAAAGAAACAAAAAAATACGGCCAAAAACGCCAATACAGGATAATCAACAGTCTGCAGCTTCTTTACCTTTACACTTAATTGGATTAATAAATAAACAGCTTCCAAGAACTTTAGAAAAGAATATGGGGCCTCCAAGACTTACGAATCAAACGGGAACATTTTTAAGCTCAGTTAGACTAACGGATATGATAGCTACTCCTCAAGGGTTTCCAAGCATAGGATATACATATCAAAAAGACCCTTATCAGGTATTTGAAAAAGGAGATCCGTTTGACCCACAGTATGATCCACGAATTCTCATAGATCAATCTATACGAGAAATCGCGGCTCAATTTGCAATAGGCAGATTTTACACCAGGAGAGAGTAATGTCGATAGATCACAGACTATATACTGGTAGAAGATCAGCAATTGTAGCCGCTTTGGTAGAGAAGCTAAAAGAAATAAATGAAACCGGAGACTTTTTAACAGATGTATATAACAATGTTCATCCTCGTTTAAAGTTTTGGGACGAAGTAGACCAATTTCCAGCAATCCATATAAATGCAGGATCAGAGACTCGGCAATACCAAGGCGGTGGATACAAGGATCGCTTCTTAAATGTTACGCTCAGATGCTATGTGAAAGAGACCGATGCAACAATAGCTCTCGACGAGTTATTAGAAGATGTCGAAACCGTCATCGAAAAGAACGGAAAACTTTTATATGTTGATAGACAGGGCAAGACACAGACAACTCATGATATAATTATTCTCAGTATTAATACTGATGAAGGCGTTCTTGAACCGTTCGGAGTGGCCGAAGTACTCGTCCAGGTTCATTACTAGAAACGACAAGCACGAACAGAAGTTCACGTCTTTGTCCTTTCAATCTTTAGGAGAAATGCTATGGCAGCAACTATTCAATTAAGCCGTGATACCCATGTGTATATTGCGCCTGCGGGATCAACTGCGGTCTACTGGAAGATTCCGGTACTCGACGGATATTCTTTCTCGCAGTCTACGGCTACAACGGAAGTAACCTTGAATGAAATGCAAGACTCTTCCGGAAACTCAAATCGTGGACGTTCAATGTTCACAAATGCTTTGGAGCCAGCAGAGTGGTCATTCTCTACTTATACTCGCCCAGTCTTTGAGTCTAGTGCTCAAACTGCCGTAGAAGAAGTTCTTTGGGCGTTCTTCCTCGGTGCAAAAACTTGGGATGCTACAAATAAAGAGTGGGATCAAGACTCTAATACTAATGTAGTTGTAAATGCTCGAGGCACAACTGCAGGAAGCACTCTTGTACTTGATGCAAACGACTCCGATCGTACTGAGCTTGGGACTTTTGACCTGTATTTTGTACTCGGAGGATGTGCTCCCGGTGCAGATGAGTCAGCATACAGCGAAGCTAATGGTCAAACAATTTATAAGGTTGCAGGCTGCGTTGTAAACACTGCAGGTGTTGACTTTGATATTGATGGTATTACTACTATTAATTGGTCAGGATTTGGAGCGACTGTAGAGCAAGTAGATGCAAGCAGCGCTATTGACTTTAACACTAACTCTGCAAGCACTCTTGGCAGAGCTGGCGTAAATGCTACAAATAATTTCTTGCGTAATCGTATTGCGTCTCTGACTGTACAGCCAGATGCTGATGTTGATCAGACTTTCGGCGAGGCGGGAGATCTAGACCAAGATGGAGATTCTGCTGCAGAATTCTTGGCATCTTACAATCTTATTCTGACTGGAGGTAGTATTAATCTTGAGAATAATATTACATTCTTGACGCCAGAAGAGCTTTGCCGAGTAAATACTCCAATTGGTCATGTAACAGGTACTCGAAATATTACAGGTTCATTTACTTGTTACTTGAACGATGACAATTCAGGCACAGATAATCGTAGCGCAAAATTCTTTAAGGATCTTTCAACTGCTACAGGTACAACTCGTAATAAGTTTAACCTTAAGTTTACTGTTGGAGATATTGTTTCTGCCGGCGGTGTAGGTGTAGCATTTGAATTCCCGAGTGCTCACGTTGATATTCCTACTCACCAAATTGAAGATGTTATTTCTCTGGAAACTAACTTCCATGCTCTGCCTTCAACTATTACGAATGCAGACGAAGTTAAAATTACCTACAAAGGTATTGCTCCTTAAAATTAACTTCTTATTTTAAAACCCACTTCGGTGGGTTTTTCTTTATCCTGCGAAAAAAAGTTCTTGACTTTTCAGCTCCTTTCACCTATAATTACAAAATATAAATTTCACTTTTAAAAAAGGATACAAAATGAGCGATACCCCTGTTTCTTTATCAAGTCTTTTGACGCCAAGCAAAACCGTTAGTGTAGATTTTCCAGGATATACCGGAATGGCCGTTGATCTATGTTATCTAGGAAGAGAAGAATTAGTTAAACTACGCAAACGATGTCTTAGTACTAAATTCAATCGTAAAACACGCCAGCCCGAAGAAGAGTTGGATGAAGATAAATTTATTGTAGAGTATTGTAAAGCAGTAATCCAAGGATGGTCTGGGATTAAATTTCGTTACCTAGAAGAGCTTCTTTTGGTAGATGTTTCAAACCTAGACCCCGAAGACGAGCTTCCCTATACTCAAGAAAACGCAGAGCTTTTAATGAAAAACTCAAATGTATTTGACACTTGGGTTACGGAGGCTGTGGGTGATCTGGAAAATTTTACTGGGAGCAAGTAGAGAGTATAGACTCTTTACTAAAACGCTTCGTACAAGAGAGTGATATAAATTTTGATGTAGAAAAATATCTGCTTGTATGTGAACAACTAGGGCAAGAGCCCGACCCTGCCAAAATGCCGCTCGAAATCTCGGAGTTTCCTTCTGAGGTTCAAGTGGCATTTTTTATGCTCAGCTTATTGCCAGATAGATGGGAGGGAATGAGTGGAACATATATGGGCAAAATATGGGATGGTATAGATTTTTATTTTGATACCTACCAAATTGAAGATAGAACAACTGTACTTTATTTTATGAAAGCCTATGAGCGACATATAGTAGGGTACCGAGCAGATAAAGCAGAAGCAGAGCGTAAACGATCAGAACGTCAAAAAAGCGGTGGAAAAAACTACACCTATAATGTAAAAGGCTAATGGCTAAAAAAATACAAATTGATATTGAAGTCAATGGTAAGATGCAGAAAGCTACCGTTGACGCCAAAAAGTTACGAAATCAACTCGATGGCGTTGGCGATGGAATGGATGATGTAGCTAAGTCCTCTCGCACAGCAGATCGAAATATAAAAGGAACTGCACAAGCCTCGTCAAATCTAACCAAAAACTTTTCTAAAATGTCTCAAGGGATGGGTGGGCTTGTTGGCGCATATGCTTCTCTTGCTGCTTCTTTGTTTGCAGTATCTGCTGCATTTAACTTTTTAAAGTCTGCTGGTGAGCTAAAATCATTGCAAGCAGGTCAAGTTGCATATGCTTCTGCTACAGGTGTAGCAATGAAAACTTTGACTAATAATATTATTGAGGCTACCGAAGCTCAAGTACAGTTTAGAGATGCCGCCCAAGCAACAGCAATCGGTACTGCTGCAGGATTAAATGCTGATCAGTTGACAAGACTGGCTGTTGCCGCTAAAGATGCTTCGCAAATATTAGGAAGAGATGTTACTGATTCTTTTAACCGATTAATTCGTGGTGCTACAAAAGCGGAACCAGAACTTCTTGATGAATTAGGTATTATTTTACGACTAGATGATGCTACACAAAAGTATAAATCTGCGTTAAATATAACAGGTAGAGAGCTAACATCTTTTGAAAGAACTCAGGCAGTAACCAATGATATTTTAGCGCAGTCTGAAGAAAAGTATACACGAATTTTAGATATTGTAGGTAGAAGTCCTAATCAATATGCTCAGCTCGGAAAAGCCTTTGACGATATAATTATGAAAGTCAAAGATGTAGTAGATGAGATAGTGGGGCCCTTTGCAAAAGTTTTACAGGAAACGCCCGCGCTTGGAGTAGCAGCTTTAGGACTATTAGTCTCCGGCCCTTTAAAAGCTTTGGGGTTTAGTTTTAGTGGTATTGCAGAAGCAGCTCAAGAGGCGGCGGCTAAGCAACGAGATTTTTATCAAGGAGTAAGAAAAGAAGTTCAGCAAGCAAGAAAAACTGCAGATGACTTTAAAAAAGATTTACAAGGTCTTGCCAGAACAGGCATAGCAGATGGAGGAAAGGCTGGATTCCTAGATAAGATGGCAGCGGGTAAAACTCTCAATAAAGCAGATATAGCTAGATTTACAAAAGCTGTGGATGCTGCTGAAAAACATGTAAATAGTTCAGGAGTTGTTGTAAAAGGCGCTTTCACGGGAATGAAAATTCATATGGTTCGTGAAATGCGAGAAGCCTATGCCAGTATGGATGCCGCTCAAGCAGGCACCTTAGCAAAAACAGAGACTTTTTCTTTAAGAATGAAGTCAATATTTGCGGGAATTAAAGCAAGCGCTTTAAGCATGGGGGCGGCACTTGCAGCTGCAGGCACAAGACTTTTAAATATTATTGGTTTTGCGAGTTTAGCATATAGCGTATATCAAGTTTTTAAAGGTATGGGAGAGGAGGATAGTCCTCTCACAGATGCAGAATTACAAGCAAAAAAGCTAGAAAAACTTGCAGGTAAAGTAAGATCATTAAATGAAGAGTTTTCAACCTTTATTGAGGTACAAGAAGAATTGGCTAAACCAGGAAGTAATAAATATTTTCAAAGTTTAGGAGACTTTTTAGGAGGAAATACTGCTCAAGAAATAGGTGAAATAATAACTCAGTTAGAAAAACTTCAAAATATAGGAAAATCTGAGCGTGATGCTTTCGATTATCTAAGAATATTGGGAGCAGCAGCAGCAGGAGGCGTAGCAGGGTCTTTTATTCCTGGTGTTGGTACAATACTTGGAGCCGTAGGAGGAGGCCTTGCTGAATTTTACGGTCAAGAAATAGGTTTTGGGTACGAGGAAGCCATCGGAGAAAATAGAGAGCTTGAAAAAGAAAAGACTGAGTATGAAAGAAGAATCGAAAATATACAACAAGCTTTAAAATCTGCTACTATTGCTACAAATACTAATTATGTTGCGTTTGATAATCTAGATAAAGCTATAACTGCCGCATTAAATGACCCTAGTAATCAAAATCTTAGAAAAGAGCTTATGGAAGCGTATAATGCAGCGATGCTTTTTTCCGGAGGGTTAAAGGCAGTAGAGGAAAGATCTAAAAAAATTCGCACACTGTCTAAGGATCTTTTTCAAAGTTTTGGGGAGAGTACGCAGGCTGATAGCATAGCCGCACTCATACGAGACCAGATAGCGGAACTAGAGGCGGAACAGGAGGCACTTTATAATGATCCAAGGAACGCTGAGGTTGGTATTCTGGATACTACAAACTCAGAAAGAAATCGACAGATTGAAGCACAGCTAACGCAACAAAAATCTTTATTAAACGACTTAAATAAACTTGGCTCAATAGAGTTTAGAAAGAAAAAACGTTCCCTTGAAACTCAACTGAAAATGGTTAAAGCTACTGAAGGGATGACTGCTGCTCAGAAAAAATTAAACGGTCTGCAAAATGAAGAGCTAAACTTACAGGCTCAGAAGCTTAATATCAAAGACAGCATAGAAGAGGCCGAGATTGGTGCAAGAAATGCAATGATGGAGGTAAATAAAAGCAGAGACTCAGATAGCCGATTCCAAAGCTTAGACGATTTCTTAAAGAGTGAAGAAGGAATTACTTTTGCTCGAAGAAAAGTAGAGTTAAATCTTGAACTTCAGATCAATCAACAAAATTTAGATTTCGTAGGGGATCAAATAGACTCAGCTATATTCGAAGTAATCGCGGATGCTGAGAAGCATCAACTTAAACTGGGCCTACAACAGTTACAATTTGGACAGGAATTAGCAAGATTAAAGCAAACAGAGCTTCAGGCCCAAAGAGCGATGTTAGAGCTTCAAAAACAGCAAGATGACTTTGCTATAGATGCGGCTATGAGAGAGGAGAGATTAAGAAATCCTTTCTACTATATAGATGAAGATCAAAGAAGAGCAAGATTAGAGCTCGATACCGCTGAAAAAAGAAAGAAGACAGTGCTAGACGCTATAAATAAAGAGCGCGATATTAAAATAAAAATGATTGCACTTGAAGGTCAAATGCTCAGAGAAAGAAGACGTATAGCATTACTTGAGCTAAGAGCAGCTCGAGAAGCACTACCAAAAGAGTCGCCCGTCCGTGAACAAATGGACGACGAAATTAATCAAATGGAATCTCAAACGCCTGAATTTGAAGCAGCCCTTGCGGGTGCAGAAGCAGCCCAAGTAAGTGCCGCGACTGCAGAAGCAGAGGCAGCAACAGCCGCAGCAGAAGAAGACATAAAGGTAAAAGAGCATCAAGTTGAAATTACAAATAAACTTAGAGAGGCTAATGAGGAGGCCGCTCAGTCTTTAGAAGATAACATGACTAATGCTCTTGCAAGCATTATTGACGGCTCAAAGAGTGTAAGTGAAGCCTTTAAATCAATGGCGGAAGGAATGTTACAAGACATTTCTCGAATTATTGCAAGATTAATTGTACAGCAAATGATAATGCAGGCTATGAGTACCATGTCCAGTATTATGGGCTTTGGGCCTATTGCTATGGGGGGTGCTCGATACGGTGGAATTTTAGACTCCAAGGGTATGCGATATGGTGGTATTTCAGAGAAAGGTTACTCAATGGGAGGAATCGCTAGAGGCTCAGATGCAGGCTACATGGCAATGCTTCATGGCACAGAAGCTGTAG